CTAGTTGTGCAGGGTCAAAGATACCCATAATGCCTTTTATGTCATCAGACACCATACTAGCGGCAGTCATCGTTCCTACGGGCGGTGGCTCTGGTTGTAAGCGAACTGGCGCTGGGGCTGTACGACCTTCTATATCTGTCTGCTTGTAGCGCAACAGCGGGAATGATTTGATGTTTGCTTGCGCCCAATCGTTTTCATGTCCCTCGTCTTGACCTTCTGCCATTACCCACTTTGCTTTTGGCGCAAGGGCAATGGATTCTGTAATCGAGGTTTGCCAAAAGTTATACATTCTTTGGCTGTCTTTAGCGTAGCGCACCATGCCAAACTTCTTACGCTTGTCACCGATAACCACATGACGGCCATAAACAGGCACGATGGGGATGTAACGGCTTGGCCAGTCGCGTTCTTCAATAACTTCGATAGCGGTAAGTTTCTTGTACTTAATTGTTTTTTTGAACGATTCGCGTGTATCAATAACTGTAATTCCAGCCATTTGTAGGCGGTTAAAAAAGTCTTTGTCATCAGCAAAAGTGCTTGAACCATCGCTTAATAGGTAGAGTTTGGCTTTCTCGCGTACTGTGTAGTAATACTCGGCTAGGCGTATATCTTCCTTAGTTATCCATTCTGATTGGCTGTCACCCGTACCGCGTTGGGTAAATGATGTGCCATCGTCATTGTCTGGGTACATTGACCTAAACACTTCTTTGCTCATCATTGTGGTAATTAAGCACTTTTCAGCGTCAGAACCATCAGGCAATATGCTGTTGGGGTCGTAATACACAGTAAAAGGGTTGTCTACTGGGTCAATATATATTTCTTGGTCGAATGAATCTTCACTTACATAATCTGTGCGAACACGCATATAACCCCAACCCATGCGTACAGCATAGTCAAAGGCGTTGTCATAGGCGTGGTCTGCGTTACTGTTGACTTCAATGTGGCGAATAATGCCTTGAATGTCTTGCGCTTCCACCATCTGTTCGTGCGTATTAGTAGCGTGAACTTTAATGCGTGGGCGTTGCTGGCGCTGTTGGTTAGCCACTTGCCTGCAGTAGCCATCTAACTTGTTAATTGTTAAACATGGGCGCGATTCAAGATTACGGCTGTTTTGTAGTTCAACTGGCCATTGGTCACCAGAAACAAACTTTAAATCTTCTAACGCCTCTTGGCGATTCATCGTGTCTGCGTCATTGCAGAACTTTAAAAATTGAACTGCCTCGGTAATTACTGGGTCGAAGTCATCTGCCATATCTATCCCATCCAGTTGTTATGCTGACCATAGTTTTGATTCTGAACCTTACGCCTTGGCTTGGGTTCGTTAATCATCAGTCCGATATATCTAAACGCATCCGCACCATGACTGTACTGGTCGTGTAGCGGTTGACGGCTAAATTGCCCTGTTATTGGGTCAACATCGTACCGATAATGTCTAAGGCATTGTAGACCATCGTGGCAATTTTCCCTATCAAACCAACAGTTTCTAAATATAGTTCGTGCCGCGTTGATACTGTCTGCTATGGGTGTTCTTTCAATAATGCGTGTCTTATAGCCCGCGTTCCTGACAATTTCCTCAATGGATTTGCCGTTGCTTGCCAAGGTCTTATTTTGTGCGTCATGCGGTAGCCAGAGCGTGTCATACATATACCCGTAGGTTTGCATCAACGCTAAGTAATGGCTGATGGTTTTCTGGTTATCTTCGTGGTAGCGGATAAGGCGTGTTTCCATACCTACAAACTGCAAGAACCAAATGGCTGTACTGTCTGCCCAACCTAAATCAAAGATGGCGTGTACAGGCTTTGTAGCGTCATAGGCAACCTTTGTAATGCGGTCATCTAACTCTGCCACTTGCATCTCATTAGCAAAGATAGCACCATCTACTGTAAGTCGGCATAAGCCTTCCCATACTGTCTGGTAAGCGCTTGGGTCACGGCTCTTGAGCGAGTCTTTCTCTAGCGCCAGCACTTCGGGAAACCAAGGGTTGTCTGACCAGTTAATCTTTTGGACTACTGCTTGCTCTGGCGGTCTGATTACAAACCTTTGGTAAGTCTCATCTGTCTCTAGTTCTGGGTTAAAGGTAATCCATATCTCAGAATCTTGCTTGCGGATGGTAGGAATTAGCGTATTCCAACTATGCCTAGATACTGTCTGCGCTTCCTCAACCCAACAGTAATCAACGCCTTCATACGATTTGACATTGGCTACATTGTTCTTCAGTCCTACAAAGGCGAACTCTGTGCCGTTCTTGCCCCGTATGGAACTTTGGGTGATTTCGTAAAACCCATGTAAGTTCATCAGTTCTATCTGGTCGCACAGCAGTTTGTGTACAGAGTCCCTAATTGAGGTCTGAAACTCCCTAGCGCATAGCACTCGAATCTGGCTCTTAGCGCCTAGTATTAATAACGCCTTTGCCGCAGAATGGCTCTTACCAGCACCGCGACCCCCGTAATAGACTTTGTATCGTGCCTTATCGAAAAGGCTTGCCATCTTTACTGGGAACTGTGCGTTTGTCTCACTCATTAGGCTTTACAAAGGTCACATTGATGCCCGTCACCAGAGGCGCACCATCAGCACCCGTTATCTCGGTCTTTGTGCTTTCTCTGTACTTTTTGGGGAATCGTGCCGCCATAGAGCGTGACCAGATTGAGGAATTAAGTTTGTCACCTTCCTTGCTCTCAATCATCATGTTCTGCGCTATGTTCTCCCACCAATCGAGTTCGTGTTCCTTCGCTTCATCCAAGGCATGCCGAAATTCTTCGTGCGCGTCTTTCCATGAGAATAAAGTTCTAGTTCCTATGCCAACATTAGCGGCTATTTGTTCTATTGATTTGCCGAGTTTGCCCAACTCTATGACTTTTTCGCATAGCGCTGGGTCATAAAGGGTTGGTCTACCAACTGGGCGTTTCTCGTCTGTCATTTCTTTGCGGTCTTAGCCGATTCCTTAAATGCTTTAGCGGTGGGTGCGCCCTTTGCGCCTGGCGCTCTCATCTTTTCCACAGGCTTACCTTCAGCCTTTTGGCGTTCGATGCGTTCTTGCTTTTTATGGATGTTGGCATAAAGTCCAGTTTTCATTAGCAGTTCCAGTTCTTTAGTGATGCTTTAGCCCGCTCTGCGGGGCCTTTCGCGTTTTTGACTACACCCTCCATCCTTGCACAGAAAGAGGCTTTGCGCCCTTCGTCTTTCTTGGTCTTAGGATTTGGGGCTGGCGGCTTCAAATTGGCGTTGTTCTTAGCATTGTATTCAGCACGACCTTTTGCGGTCATACCAGCGCCCTTGTCTGTTGGGTTGTAGGTCTTGCCCTTACCCGTTGTCTTATGCGCTATCGGCTTGTCGTGTTTCGTCATCAGATTTCTCCAGTTCAGTTAATGTCCATTGGCATTGCTGTAAAGCGCCATTGATTTGCTGTAACTCTTGTTCCAACTGCTTGCCTCTGGCAATTAAGTCTTGGATTCTTAGGTTGATTAGGTCTTTAGTCATTAGCAGTTCCAGTTTTTCAATGATGCTTTAGCCCTTTCAGCAGGCCCTTTAGCGTTTTTAACCACGCCTTCCATGCGCGCACAAAATGACGCTTTGCGACCTTCATCTTTTTTTGTCTTAGGGTTTGGGGCTGGCGGCTTTAAGTTACTGCCGTTTTTAGCGTTATATTCAGCACGGCCTTTAGCAGTCATGCCTGCGCCTTTATCCGTTGGGTTATAGGTTTTATCCTTGCCCGTGGTCTTGTGCGGTATTGGCTTATCGTGTTTTTTCATTTTTTTGCCGTTTTTGCTGAATCTTTAAACGCCTGCTCAGATGGTGCGCCTTTGCTACCAACTTTACGCATCTTTTCTACAGGCCTACCCTCTGCTTTTTGGCGCTCAATACGCGCTTGTTTTTTATGAATGTTTGCATATAGTCCAGGCTTCATACTTCCTCCAATATAGCGGCAATATCTTGCCATGACATTTTTAAGTGGCGTTCACCATTTAAGTTTAATTCTTCAAATTTCAAGTATTCGTCTTTGTAGTCTTTAGCCAGCGTTCCAAACATTATGCGGTCACCCACATTAACGCCTTGGAACTTAGCGTCATCACCCACCGCAACCACAGTACCGATTGACTCGGCTTCTGCCATCAATGATGTGTCCAATATAAGGGATTTGACCCGTGGTTCGGGCTTGACAATGATTTTGTCTCGTAGAGGTTTAACAATCATTCTGTCACCTCTTTAACCTTTGGCGGTCTACCCATGCGCTTGGGCTTCTCAACGGGCAAAAAGTCCCCAGAGGGTTCTGGGGTAAGTTCGGCAACTGCTTTGCCTTTATATTCGCCACAAGTTTCTTGTGGGCTTCTGTTCTGATATGTAGGATACCTACGGCACAAACCCAAAATGGAATTTGTGTCGTGATAGTGCCGACAGTCTCTACAATGCTCAGTAGCCATATCAACCTTTCTTTGATGTGGTTAGAAACCCTGATAGTCCCGACTGACTATTGGGGTTTCGCTTTAACGATAATTTGAGCGGTCGTGTGAGTAACAAATGCCAGCAGTTTTGCCAGTATTGAACTCACCATCTTTACCTTTGGCATCTTCTTTACCCATGCCAACACCACCCACAATTTTTCCCATGCGCTGTCCAGACATATC